GCGGCGAGAAAACCCCTACTTTCGTAGAAAGTTTGGGTCGGTACTCCGACCCAAACCTCTTTAGGGTAGTGGGATGAGAGCCGCCAATTAGACATAATTAAACTTGTTTTTTAACAATATGTTACTATAATATATTACTATAATATATTTGCTATGATAACCAAATGGCAAACACAAAAACGATCCTTTAGTTAGGATCAAATCTTCAAGGCGGGAACCGCCTGAAGTAAAAAGCCTGTGGACATGATATTAGACTTGTATCCTTAATTGGAAATAAAGCAATTGTGAGTGAAGCAGGAAGCCCCTACCTCTTTAGGGTCGGGGTAGTTCACTTTGATAACCTCAATATAAATACGACAAGAGGGCGAGAATTAAACAAAGAAAATCTTTTTGAGTTTATACTTTCTCTGTCCCAGTACCTACAAAATACAGGTAATGTTGTTAATTCAGAAAAACAATTAATATGCTTTTTCCCCGAAGTCATTTCAACAGATTCAAGAATAGAAATAAGGTGATTTATGAATACAAACAAGAAAATCAAGAAGCAAAAAGCTAAAGAAAAAGATAAGAAAGCTAAAGTTTTAAAAATTCGGGAGAGTCTTCGTAAGAATGCTAAAGAAAAGAAATACTGTGATAATCTTGAACGAAAACTTTCTGAAAAACCAAGACCATATAGGAAAGATCCAAACTTGTCTTTTGAACAATCTCAAGAAGATATAAAGAAGCAAATAGAAAAAAATCTTGAAATGCTCAAAACTTTACAAGAACAACAAAAAACTGAAGATAATTCAAGAAAAGAAATCAATGAAAAACTTGAATCAGAAGGTTGTTCTACATTTAAAGAGAAATTAGATGTGATGGCTAAGTCGGTTGAGCCTGAAGGAACACGAGAAATTCTTAATAAAAATAATGATTCTGAAAAAGAATAAAAAAAAAGATTGAACGATATTGAAACCACTTACGATAATTACTATAACACTGAAACAATTTCAACATACTTGTAGGGAAACCTACGGAGGACAAAAATGAACGCTATTAACCAACTTCAAAGTGCCTACAACAGTATCAAATCAACTGGTGGTCCAGATGATTCATACCTCAAGAATTTCGTTAGAATGCCACGAGGAAAAGGAACTGTTGTAGTTCGAATTCTACCACCTGCTCCTGGAGCGTCCTTGTATCAAGAAACAAGGATTTCTAAAGTCAATGGTAAGAATCTACATGATCCATGTGATAAGGTAGATGGAAAGTGGGTAGGTAAGAATCCTATTAGAGATTACTTACGGTACTTGTGGAAAAAGTCAGAACAAGCTCCACCACAAGAACAAAAGGCTATGAGAGATCTTTATCGTCAAATCAAGCCTATTCCTAGATTTTACTTCAATGTTATTGTCAGAGAAGAAACTGATGAAAATGGTGTAGTTTCTAAAAATGTTGGTCCTAAGATTCTCTCCGTTGGACAAACTCTACTTGAGTTAATCCTTAGAGGAGCCTGTGGGGATAAAGAAATGGGTATTAAAGGTTATGGTGATATTACTGATCTAAAGACAGGTCGTGATTTTATGATTATCAAAAACGTTAAGCAATCAGGAGAAGATGCTTTTCCTAACTATGATAGTTCAATGTTCAAAGATGAATTACCTGCTGGTGACCCAGATCAATGCAAGCAATGGATGGAAGAATTACATGATCTAAGTACTTTAAGGATTCTAAAGAGTGCTGAAGAAATTGATCATGAGTTAAAAGTTCATCTTGGTGTTATCCAAGAAAATACTGAGTTTGATGCTTCCCAGTACGAACCTTCCAATAATCAAGATTCACCTGAAACTAAAGCAGTTATTCAAGAAACTAAGGCTGTTGTTCAAGAGACTCAGCCTGTTGCACAAGCAAGTACTTCTTCTGTACAAGAAGAGTCACCTTTCAACGTAGACGAAACAGAAAGCATGGTTGATGAAGAATTCTTTAATACCTTGCGTGGACTCTCTGATTCTGAATAAACCAATATCAATTTGATAATATATAAAACTCCCATATTTTTTATGGGAGTTTTTTTTGTTTAGTTATAGTAATAAAAACTTAAAAAAGATACAATCTAATGATGGAAAATAAATCAGACTGGGGAACAAATTTGATTAAGATTCTTCCTGGATCAACTCTCCAGTTCCGAGAAAGAGATAGTAAAGAAATAAAAATTGTAAGAGTCCTAGAGCCTTTTATAGTCAATTCTGCACTGACAATAGATATAAAAGTTGAACCCGTAGAAATCACAGAATAACTTAATGACAAAGAATCCTAAATGGTCTAAAGAAGAAGATGATCATCTCAAAAATAATTACTTAGTGGCAAAAAAAGAAGAAATTTTATTAAATCTTCTTTCTAGACCTTGGCTTGGAGTTAAACAAAGAGCGAAAAGAATAGGTATTAGAAAAAGGAAAATAGGTTACAGTAAGTATTCTTTTGATTATAACTACTTTGATGAAATAAATACTGAATCAAAAGCTTATTGGTTAGGTTTTATCCATCGGCGGCGAGAAAACCCCTACTTTCGTAGAAAGTTTGGGTCGGTACTCCGACCCAAACCTCTTTAGGGTCGGGGTAGTTCACATATGCTGATGGATCTGTAACAAAACGAAAAAATGTACAAGGTGAATTAAGAATCGAGCTAGTTCTAGAAGCTGAAAAACATTTGAATAAATTCAAAAATTCAATAAAAGCGGATAGTCCAGTTCATGGACCTCTCATTAGAAAAAATGGCAATCCTTCATATTCAATAAGGTTATGCAGTGATATTATGTATAGCTCTTTAAATAGTTTGGGAGTTATTCCTAATAAAACTTTAACTGTTAAATTTCCTAAAATAAATGAAGATTTAAACAGACATTTTATGAGAGGATTATTTGATGGAGATGGGTCTATTTTTTATTTGTTACACAAATTTAAAGAAATAATTTATTCTTATCCATCATTTAGTATTGCATCTGGAGTTGAGAGTTTTCTTACAGATATTAGAAAACTTTTCGTTGAAGAATTGGATTTAAATAACAATAAAATCTATAAATCTAAACGTAGAAACCATTCGTATTCTTTATCTTATGAAGGAAAACCTGCTTTGAAAATAAGAGACTGGATGTATAATGGAGCAACCGTTTTTATGGAATGTAAGAAAGAAAAATTTTATTCATATGACAAACAGAACAAAATAACTAACTAAAACTGCAACAATTAAATAATCAGTGTAATTAAGAACAAATAATTAGGTATATTAAAATGGCAAAAAAGAGAACTAAAAAAGAAGATACTGAGCTTACTGGTATCAATGATGACATCACCAGTATCTTGGCTGATACAGACGGACAAACGCTACGAGACGCTGGTAAAGTGCCCTATTTCGTTGATACAGGGAATCTTTCAATAAACTTCTGTTGTTCAGGAAAGTTTATAACTGGTGGATTTCCTGGTGGAAGAATAATCGAAGCTTTTGGTGCTGAGGCAAGTGGGAAGTCTCTTTTAGGTTATTGTTTCCTAGGTGCAGTTCAACGAATGGATGGATTTGCAGTTCTATTGGATTGCGAACGATCATCAGGTGCTGAATTCGCAGAACGTTGTGGTCATGTCGATTCTGATAGACTACTAACATACAGTCCTATTACTTTTCAGCAAGTTGAGAAGAAAGTAATATCTGTTGTAAATACTATCAGAGCAAAATTCCCAGATAAACCTATTGGTATAGTTTGGGACTCAATTGGTGTTAATACTACTGATAGGGAATGGAACGAAACAGAATTGCCTGAAAATCCTACAGCTAAACAAATATCAGATGCTGGTGGTAATGCTCGTCCTGGGGAAAGAGCAAAAGCTGCTGGTGATGTTTTGAGAAAACTGAATCCTTTTCTTAATGAAAATAACGCTACTCTTTATATTATTAATCAAGTTAGAAAGAAGATTGGTGTTATGTTTGGTGATCCTGATACTACTGCTGGTGGTGGAGAAGCTTTGAAGTTTTATGCTTCAATGAGGTTTAGAACAGGTGCTCCACAAAGATTCACTGACAAAGATACTAAAATGCCATTAGGTGTTAATATGAAGATTACTAATAAAAAGAATAGACATAATGTTCCAGGGTTAGTTGCTGAGAAAATACCTTTATTCTTTGATAGTGGTATACACCCTACTGGTGGTTTACTTGATATACTTGTTAAAGCGGGACGTGTGAAAAGTTCATCTGGTAAAGGTGTTTATGAGTTTGTTGAAGGATATGGAGAAGGTTCTTTCAGATCATCTCTTGATAAACCTCTCGACCCAGAATTAATCATCAAGAACTATAAATGTATTGATGCAGAATCTGAAGAAGAAGTTAAAGCTTACATACAAGAGTGGGAAAATGCTATTGCTTTATCTAATCAAGATTCAGTAATAGCTGAAAGTTCCGAAGAAGAAGATCTCTCAGCTATGTTTGGTAATAAACAAGATTAGTCGATCATCTGATAAACACCTCTACTGTGACGGATAATGGTTTTTCCATTATCCGTCATTTTCTTTCTAACCAACTTAAAATTGTTACACAAGTAAGCAGAGGTCAACTTAGATAGATCATCTACTGATCTAATATCATTTAAAGAAACAACCTCTCCTGTTAATAACAATCTTTCGATATGTTTTTGAGTCATTTTTTTATTGTTAACTAGGTTAGATTTATTACAATGAAATGAATTTGATTTTTGGTTGTATTTTTCTTCACATATGATTCTAGACAAGTCATCAATTCCTAAAATGAATTTCTCGTCAGCCATTGTTGTAGAAACTTGATACTTACTTAATTCTACAAATCTTTTCAAAGCCTCTAAATTATCTTTTTTAGTGTAGAATTCAGCGTTGTTTGTTTTAATTTTTATACATTTTTTTAACATTAATTGTCTCCTTTAAGTTAATAATAATAAATGTTAAAACCGAAATCAATAGGTACTAATATGAATTGGGCTGATCAGTATTTGTATAATGACAAAATTGACAATTCTATCAATAATATGTTTTCTTTAGGAGATTATCTTTCGACTTTTAATTATCCAGTCGGACCAAAAGAAATAGAAGACGATTTAAGTTATATTAAAAGAGACTTTATGGTTATAGATGGTTATGAAATTGGTATTTATTATAATAAATCTAAATTTGAAAATTATTATTTAAAATCAGCACAAATTTATAGTGATAATTGTTTCTTCCTTCCAATAAACATGGTAGTGAAGATTGGTAAAAAACTATTGGGTGATTCTCATTTAGTTTTAATGGAATTAATAGACAAAGAGAAAAAGGTATACTGTTGGTCAGTATATGAAAACTTCGACAATATTGCTATTGAGAGTCCATATTTAGATGAATATGAAGAGAGAGAGTACGGTAATTTCAAATATAATTACGTAGAAGCCTCTGATTTTGACTTTTATTAATCTTTTTTTATCAATTGGTTAGATTCATAAACATAAATAATATGACAATTTAATTGTCATATCTTAAAGAATGGAGAATTCTAGCTATGAATAGAGTTGATAAAATCCAATGCCTTCTTATAAAACATCTTATCGAAGAAGGATCTATTACACTAACCCTCCCAGACGGTATTATTCTAGATGTAGGAATAACCCAAGATAGCAAAAAAGGTAAAATTAAAGCTGACAACTACTGTTGGGTGGAAGCTTCTAGACAAGATAAAACAATTTCTATAGATTCTTATAATACTATGATTAAATGCAAGAATCAAGATTCTGACAAAGGTACATTCTTATGGGAAGATGAAATATCTAATGATATAGGAGAATTTACTACTTACGATCTAATCTAGATAATGAATCTTTTTAGATAGAAGGTTTCCTTTTAGATCAAATTGAAGTTCAGCCGTTAAGTTCTTTTGGTTAATATCGAAATCCGCCCAAATAAAATATCCGATACTATTGATTTCAAAACGGGATACTGTTATTTTATTTAAATTGTTTGAATCAGTTTCTTCTTTTAGAAATCTGATCAATCCTCGTGGCTCAATGAATTCAGCCCAATTTTTAACAAGGTAATCGTGTATTTTATTTGTTTGCAACATTTTGATAAAGGTGGAATATGAGTAATTTTAACAGTAGTGAAATAATCAACAACTATTTAAATAAGTTGGGTAAGGAAGATTTAGAAGAAATTGTCAATTTCTCTTCTCAAAAATTCTATGGAGATGACGTTAGGTTGACTCAAAAGTTTGAAAAATCTTTTGAATTAGACCGATGGTTAAGAAGTGCTGAGACTAGAAATGAATGGTATAGTATGGTAGATTCTGTTACTCGAAAAGCATCTTCGAAATTAGAATCTTTAAAGCAACTAAGTAAAAAGTAGTTCATATGCCACCAGTGAAAAAAGTGGGGGACCAACACGTTTTGGTCCCTACCTCTTCGTTTAAATCAGCTAAGTTCCCTTTCGACGAATTCAACCCAGTACAAAGCAGAACCTTTGAATTCTATGATCAAGATTGTAATTGTATAGTTGCTGCTCAAACATCGAGTGGCAAAACAATCGTAGCAGAACAATTCATTAGTTCTGAAGTTCGTCCTAATGCAAGAAAACGCCCTGATGATAGAACTAAGGGCAAGGCTATATATTTAGCTCCACTCAAAGCATTAGCCAAAGAAAAGACAGATGATTGGTTGTCCGAAAATCATCATTTTTCTGATCTTAAAATTTCTATAATGACTGGTGATTATAGAATCACTGAAGCAAGGAAAAAAGAATTAGATGATGCTGATATTATATTGATGACATCTGAAATGTTATCAAGTCGTTGTCGAAATTTTAAATCAGAAAAGAATAACTTTCTTCAAGATGTTAAAACCATTATAGTCGATGAATGTTTTCCTGGTAAAACCAAAATAAAGATAGAAAGAAACTTGGAATTGCCTATTAAAAATATTGTAGAATCTGATGATATCAACGAAGTTTTAGCATATGATCATTGTACGAATTCATTAGTCAAAAAGAAGATTCTTAGAAAAATAAAAAAACCAAGAACTAAGGGCTTGGTTAGGGTCAAACATGAATATGGCTCTTTGATCTGTACTGAAGATCACAAAATCTGGACTTCCAAAGGTTATAAAAAGGCTAGTGATTTAACATCTTCTGATGAAATCAAATACATCCCAGAGGATGACTCTTTGTCATGTGTTTTATGTGATAAAGAATTTAAAAGTAAATCAGCTTTAAATTCGCATTACGTTTACGGACATCTATCTAAAGGTAAAAACACGAATCATTCAGATAGTGTCAAAAAATGCGAAAAGTGTGACAAAGAAATATCAGTGTATGGTTATAAAAACCATTTAAATCATTGTGGTTCAGAAAAACCTAAATACATTCCTAAAACAAACATTTGTAAGGTTTGTGGTAAAGAGTTCGAAAATGCGCATTCACGAGGAATTCATGAAAGTCATCATCATTATACTCAAGATCATTATGATAAAATCAATAAAGCGAAAATGGATAGTCCTAAATTTAAAGCTTCGATGAAAGCAATGGGCAGAAATAGATTAGGAAAAAATAATCCTATTTATAATGTAGAAGGTGCGGTAGAAAAATTAAAACAAACTGGTAGGGATAGATGGAATAATCTATCCGAAGAAGAAAAAGAGTTACAAATACAGAGATTTATTAATACTCCTAAGAATAAAACTTATGACACTTCCTTGGAGTTATTTGTTGACGAAATAGCTTGTGAAAAAGGTATCAGAAAAACGTCTAATGGTAAATTTTGGTTAACTTTCAAAAATAGCAAAAGAAAAAACCCTGATTTCAAAGTAAATGGTAAAAGAAAAGTTATTGAAGTAGGTGATGTAGAGTATTGGCATACAGAAGAAGAAATACTTGAAACTGTAGAGAGGTACGCCGAAATAGGCTATGAGTGTTTGTATTTAACAAATAAGGATGTTGAAAAAGGCGTTGCTCATGTTGATGAAAAAATATCATATTTTCTAAATAATCATTCTTCTAAAATTATCGAAGTAAAAAAATGGGGCAGAGGTGGTATAGATTATGTTTATGATCTAGAAATAGAGGATTATCACAATTATTTTGCTGACGATGTACTAGTATCGAATTGCCACCTCTTGACAGTAGGTGGACGTGGCGATCACTTAGAAGTGGGTTTAATGAAATTCTCAGAAATATCACCTGAGTGCAGAATGGTTTTTTTATCTGCAACAATGCCCAATGTCGCAGAAATAGCAGAATGGGTTAGTTATAGTCTGACTGGTAGAGATACTTATCTTTTACAATCAGAATACCGACCTTGTCCTTTGGATATTCATTGGGAGACTTATGAACACAAAAAATATTACAATTATAATGAAGATTCTAAAATAAAGAAATGTTTAGAAATTATTGAAGAACATGATGAAGATCACTTCCTGGTGTTTGCCCATACGAAAACAACAGGTTTAAAAATGAAAAAACATTTTGAAGAGAATGGAGTACCATGTGAATTTCATAGTGCAGATCTTACAAGAGAAAAAAGAGAAAAAATAGAACTAAATTTTAGAACAAAGAAGTTGAGAGTTCTGATTGCTACATCTGGACTCGCCTGGGGTATTAATATGCCTGCCCGAAGAGTTATTATAGCAGGTGTTCATCGTGGGATGACCGAAGTTGAATCCTATGATATATTCCAAGAGATAGGTAGATCAGGTCGTGTTGGGTTAGATCCAAAAGGCGATGCTTATGTTCTACTCCCAGACAATAACTTTGAACATCATCATGAAAGACTGTCAACTCCTAGAGACATTGAAAGTCGCCTTTTAGATTATGTGGGAAATGAAGATAATCCTCACTACAAAACTCTAGCTTTTCATATAGTTAGTGAAATTTTTCAAGGTGTGATTAAGACTAAAGAGGATCTTTATTCTTGGTATGAAAAGAGTTTGGCTAAATTTCAAGCTAATGATCTTCATGACGATATTGTTGAAAATACAATTGAATTATTATTGAAGTGTAAAGCTGTTAAAGTTGAGAATGATGAATATATAGTGACTCCTATTGGAAAAGTTTCTAGTATGTTCTATTACTCTCCTTTCGATGCTTCAGACCTGTCTAAAAACTTTAATACTGTATTTGGTTTGGATTGGGAAAATGATGATGTAGCTATTGCAGCAGCATTAGGTAATATTGATTCAATACGTGCAGGATTTACCACTAAAGCAGAAAAGGAATTCATGGGAGCTTTTGATGCTAAATTGAGAAACCGTTTTGGCACCAAATTTGATAATGGTTCGGCAGCGAAAGGTGCTTATGCTTATTATTTGCTACTAAAAGGTCTTAATCCTGGTCCTTTTGCTGCAATGTGTAGAGGTATTCAATCAGACTTTGAAAGAACACTCTCTGTACTCTATACAATCGATTCTATGGGTGCTAAATGGAATAAGAGGGACTTTCTCAAGAAAATGTCCATGAGAATCAGATATGGTGTCTCTGACGCCTTATTACCATTGTGTGAAATCAATGATGTCGGTAAGGTAAGAGCAGAAAAATTATACGCAGCAGGATTTAGATCAATTAAAGATGTAAAGAAATATCCTGAAAAGGCTAGAAAAGTTATGGGTTTTAGTGAAGAAAGATTTAGAAAAGCAATGTTCCAATCGGAGTTTAATCAGTGAATTTTAATTTCAAGAAAAATAAATCAAATGAAAAGTCTGTATTAGATTCAGGAATGAGATTTATTGTATATTTAGCAGGACCTATATCAGGATTAAGTTTTGATAATAGTATAGGTTGGAGGGAAGAAATTATGAAAATGTTCCCGAAAGAAATTATAGGAATGAGTCCTATGAGGGGAAAAAAGTACCTAGAAGGTATGGAAGACATTTCTGGAAGTTACGATAATTCTCATCATCTTGGAGAAATAGCTACTGTTCTTTCCTCTTCAAGAGGAATTACTAGTAGAGACCATAATGATTGTCAAAGAAGTGATTTGATAATAGTAAACTTCCTGGATTATCCTAAAGTAAGTATTGGGACTGTAATGGAAATTGCTTGGGCATATGCCTATAAGATACCATTAATTGTTATATCTGAAGAGGAAAATATTCATAATCATCCTATGATTAAAGAAGCGACAGATTTTAGAGTGAAAACATTGGCACAGGCAGTTACAGTTGCTACATCAGTACTTTTACCTGTACCTCACCGATAGGTTATTTAAAGAACTCAGGAGGATGTACAAATTCTACTTTATTGTCTTGTCCTTCTTTCATTCTCCAAATCAATTGATCAATGTAAAGTTCTCCCTCTTTGAAAGATAACCAAAAACAATCATCTTCAGCATCAACTGGTAATTTCTCTACTGTGTTTTCATCCAATCTAACCAAAACCCTACATCTTCTATTATTGGCTTCAAATAGAGGACAGTTTTTACATTTCTTCTCTTTGTTCTTTTTCCAAAACTTTTTCATAACATTCTCCTTTAAGTAAAATAAGTAAAAACAAAATGATAATAAGCATAACTGGTCGAAAAGGGTCTGGTAAAACTACTCTTGCTAATGAACTTATCAAAGTTGGTTTCGAAAAGATATCCTTTGCGGACAAATTAAAAGACTTAGTTTGTGAATTGTATGGTTGGGATCGTCAGAAAATATCAGACATCAACTACAAAGAAGAGATTTTAAAAGAAGGTGCCTTTTACGGAGAAGAAGAATCTAAAAAATTAGCAGAACTAATTGGTGACCCATCTCTTCCCCATACAGGAAACAGAGTTTTTCTTTCTCGCCGCCAAGCCTTACAGTATATTGGCACAGAAGTTTTAAGAAAACATAAACCAAATTTTCATGTTGAATCTTTAGTAGAAAAAATAGTTCCGAACAAGAATTATGTTATTGATGATTCAAGGTTTAAAGATGAAAAAGCCAAGTTAGATTCTTTAGGAGCTATATCGTTATTTATTATACGTCCTAATAATTTAGATTATTCAAACCATGAAAGCGAAATAGATCTCAATAGAAGAGACTTTAATTTTGTTTTAGTCAATAAAACCGAAGGAAGAGAAGGATTAGGTAAATTTGTTTTTGACTTCCTATCATGGTTTAAGTTAATTCCTAGAAACCATCCTACAGAGTTTGATTGTCGAAATTTATCTGAAAAAGAAGCATACATTGCAGGTTTTCTTTTTTCAGGGGAAATTGATGTAACAAATACTTGTGTGAATATTTTTGAAGCCAAAAATAAAGAAAAAGCTTTGTTCTTAACCAAAGAAATAAGTAAAAATAAAATAAGGGAAGAGAAATATTTAAAACATGTTTATTTTGGTGTGAATATTAATTCAGATTTAGTAGAAGAATTTAAAGAACTAGATGTATACAAAGGGGGAGAACAAACCATTCCAAAATGTATATTAAATGATGAAAAATTGTTCGAAATGTGGATTATGGGATTAGTATCCGCTGCTAAAAACGGAGAGGATTTAATTATTGATGTAGAATTACCAATATCGAATAATGTTTGTAACTATTTAGATTCTAAAAATTACAAATATGATTTGATTGATATTCGTAATGATGAATACAGATTACATATAACTGATGAAAATTTTAGAGAAAAATATTTAGAAGAGAGTTTTTATGAAAAATTTAGACAGAATCATAGTTCCTAAAGGTTGGGGGTTTGAGCACTGGTTAGCAAACTCTCCTGATTATTGTGCTAAAGTATTACATTTCAATAAAGGAAAACTTTGCAGCTTTCACTACCATAAAAGAAAGACTGAACATTTTCACGTAATTAAAAATTCTTTTATTATTAGATATAGCTTTGGAGATGATTTATCCTTAGCTGAATCAGTAATATTAGAAGAAGATGATACGTTTTATGTTCCTAGAGGATTAAGACACCAAATGGAAGCCTTAGAAGAAGATTCTCGCTTATTTGAAACCTCTACTGAACATTTTGAAGAAGATTCTTATAGAATTGTAAAAGGTGATTAATCTAACTTCTTTGTAAATTTTATATACTCTTCCACATCTTTACAAAAAAGTTGATTTATTCTAGATTCATGTATTAATCTATTTAGCTTTCCAAAATTATGATTATCTTTAATCATTTTGTTATCTTTTTTGGACTTGATATAAACTTTGCCATCTTGGATACAACCTCCTGTTATTCTCAAACGTTTATCCCTTTCTTTGGCAATAGGAATAGCTTTAATAAGAGCGTGGTCAAGTATGTAAGGGAATGAAGCATCTCCAATTGACTTCCAATCCCAAGATATCAATAACAAGAAGTCATCTTCTTTCAAATCTTTAATCAAAGTATCAAATCTTGCGGACTTCTCTTCTGATTTCCTGTGAACGCATTTAATATCTAAACCCATTTTAATATTAAAAGATTGATCCCTTATGTAGAAATCAGGGAATTCGTTGACTAGATTATTGGTTAATGTAAATTGATTAGAAAAGCTTTGTGATAAAATTTCATTTATTTTATCTCCAAGAACACCTTCCATGATGATACCAATTCTACTTCTGTATGAGGATTTTCCAGTGTACTTTTCTGGTATAGGTTCATCAAATCTTCTTATGAGTCTTTGTGGGGAATAGGTTTCATTTACGAACTTTATCGTTTGAGGTAAAATATAATGTTTTGTAAAAGATTCTATGCTCATGAATTCAATTTAGCAAAATCGCTAAGTTGAATCTAGTTTTGTTTATTTGCCCATCTAAGTAACGGATACTTGCTCATTTCAATTGAATCTTTATTTCCTTGTAATTTGTTCTTCCATTTTTCTGAATTGTTTTTCCCGAAATCTGCATATCCATTCATTTGAAGGAATTTGAGTAATTTCGAACCTCTTAAATATAAATCGCCAGATTCATTCTCAGCAGCATAATCACCATCTTCAATGCCGAACATGTCATGATTTTCATCTTCGTAATTATTAGGATCATACGGTTTGTGGTAATCGTCTTCATCTTTGATTATTACTATAAGTCCGTGATTTCTAATATCAATATCTGAAACATCACCTGTGTCTTTATTCATTTTTTTAGCGACATGAAATTCCATAGCGGTAACAGCTTTATGTAATGATTTTTTGTCAGCCATAAATATTCCTTGACGAACCTGACTCATATCTTCAGGAGCATAATCGCCGTAATAATGCTGTACGAAATCTCCAGGACCATCATCATTATGCCATCCAGCGACTAAACCAAATCTTTTAATATCATTCAAATTATCTACCACTGTTCCATGGTACAAAGTCTTTTCAGTTAATAACCATTCTATAAAATTCATTTTTTAGCTTCATTAATAAGGTTTTTTACGGATTTCTCTGTAATTACTTTAAACTCCCATCCTCGCATTTTACCTGCTTGTCTGGCAGCTTCCCATTTAGCTTTATTAATAGCCATTTCTGTTTGATTCTCTGGCTTAATTTCCCAGATCTCTTCCTTCCCATCTTGAAATGTAACAAATACATCAGGAGTGTATTTATGATTAGCTCCCTCAAAGAAATACTCAATTACAAAAGGTTCTACTTCATAAGCTAATATGTCTTTATGATCATCTAAGGCTTTAAAGACACTTTCTTCCATTCCACTTCTAAAAATAAAGCCTTTTTTCATTTTAGTTGATTCATGGACACCTTTTTTGAAGTTTACTTTCTTTTTAGTCTTACCATTCTTGAAATCACGCCACACAATAGCCCTGAGAGGACCTTTAAGACGTTTAGTATCTAATCCTGGGTGATTGCACTTAACATGCATTTTGAGGTCCCTAACGGGCGTTTTACAGTGTGGTACAGGACATATAATATAATCCTTCAGTTCTTCATGCTCTTTAACTACATGTTCTTTGAAATCTTCTAAAGAAGGAAGTTCTGTACCACAAACAAAACAATTAAATTTTCTTTGTCTTGATTTATTATTAAATGGAAGTGTCATATTACTATATAGATATTATGGAAAATTTTAAATCTTATATTAATTTAGCAGAACAAGGGTACTTATCTGGTTTAGATAGAGAATTATCAATAGGAGCAGAACACCTAAAGGGTAATTCTTACGTAGCATCTAATGTGAAAATAGGTGATAAGTTAATGAATAAAATTCATTTTACTATAGAAGATTTTCAGAAATCTGGCGAAGAAGTGACTCATGTGACAATAAAAATATCACCAGATAAGAGCCTAAATACTAGAACCTACTCTAAAGATGATGATGGAACACAATTGGCTTCATCGATGGGTGGTCAAAGAATTACATTAAATATTGATCAATTCAATCAACTTATGAGTCAAGGATTAAATCAACCACAAAGTCCAATGGGGATGTAATGAAAAAGTTCAAAGAATTCTTAAAAGAAAAACTAAAAGAAAATGCAACATCATCAGCAGATGTTGCAGGTCTTGCACTACCTTTAGGTGCTAATTATAATAAAAAACCTAAAAAGAAGAAGAAAAAAAATGAACATAGCAAAGACTGATTTTTATAGACTAAGAGAGCTTCTAGCTGAGAAAGGTCTTGAATTAACACCTGAAGAACTCATGATGAAATTAAGTGGACAGGTTGGTATATTAGATCTTACAAATGAAAAAGGTATTTGTGAGATGGTAGGTAGAGGTAACGAACTGGAAAATAGATGGTTTGAGATGATGGTAAAAGAAATAATTCTGGAGAGCAAGACAACCTAATCACCAAACCTACTATAAAAAGGATTAGAAGGTTTGTTTATTTGGTTAAATGCATTGGAATATGATTTTTCTTTTTCTGAATTTTGCTTTTCTCTATCGTAATTCATTATTTTCATTGGATTGCCAGTATTCAAAATAGAAAGTGGTATCTGGTACAATTTCCTGGTTGACATTACTTCTAATTCTATTTCAAAGTCTTGCTTATTGTCATAAGGAAGAACTTCATGTAAACCTGATATTATACTTAGTGAATCTTCTCTAGTAAGAGTCCATGTTTGAACGTGATTACCTCTTGCAGCTTTCCAGCCCCACTTCTTCATTGCTAAATTTCTTACATCTCCTTGATCATAAGCAATACTTAAAATTTCTGGGTCAATTTGTAATTCCTTCCATATAATAGAAAGAAGTTGGTTTGGATCATCATCCACTAACTCTTCATATTTTGGATTTTCTTCTACATAACCATTTAGTAAATCTTTTAGGAATTGGTCCCAGTCAATATATTCACCGTAAGAATAAGAGTCTACATAATCTTCAGCATCTGAAATGATAATTTGCCTTGCGTTTTCTATTGCATAGCCTTCGTGATTGAAGTCGTTTAAACCCCCATCAGCCCCCATAGCAAATCCATCCATAATCCAATATTCTCCTTGGATATTTTCTAATAAAATTTCTTTGAGCCATTCTTTAAAATTTAACATAATTCATTGCCATAGATTCTTTGACTTGCTAAAATGTAGAAAATTGATACTTCTACATAAAAAGTATATATGACTTACATTCTTGATAATTTCGATGTCAATCTCCAAAAAGTTTTGGATGAGGGTTATCGGTCAAATGACAGAACTGGCACAGGAACCCTTTATCTTCCTGGAGTTCACACAGAAATTGACATTTCTGAAAGAGTTCCAATACCTACTAGGAGAAAAACATCTTGGAAAAGCATGTTAAAAGAATATTTATGGTTTTTAACAGGTTCAGATCTAATCTCTGATTTGCGAGAAATGGGATCAAATGTTTGGGATTTCTGGGAAGATGACTCATTTTCTGAACCAAATTTCAAGAAATCTTCTATTGGTTATGGCTATGGTCCTAATTTAATTAATTTTAATGGAACTATCGAAAAAGTCATTGACCCAGAAAAAGGATTTAATCAAATTGATTATGTTTTAGATCTATTAAAAAATAATCGAGAATCTAGAAGGATATTATTTTCTTTTTGGAGACCAGACGTTGTTGATTCAAAACATTGTAAATTGCCGCCGTGCCATTTAGTTTATCAATTTGTGCCTGTGCCAGATGAATCAGGGGAATTGAATAAATTATCGTGTTGTGTTTTTCAGCGTAGTAGTGATATGTTTGTGGGAAATCTCTCGACCAACCTTCAAGGTGCAGCATTTTATACTTATATGTTCGCTCAATTATTTGATATGAAGCCAGAAAAACTATATCACACTTCTGGTAATGCTCACATCTATCTAAATCATATTGATTTAGTTAAAGAATACCTTGATCGAGATAAACCGAATTCTCCTATTCTCAAATTAAATAAAAGAGAATCGATTTATGATTACGTCGCAGATGACTTTACTTTAGAAGATTATAATCCCTTGCCAAGAATGAAGGTTCCTATATCGGTTTAATGAATGTTGAATGCTATAAGAATTTAAACAAGAACTGCTATTCTGTAAGACAGAAAGGCAAAGTTATTCTTTATTCTCGATATTTGATTTTAGAAAATTGCAGATTTGTTGTTCAGCCAGCAGGAAGAAAACGTGTTTTAGAGAAAAAAGTTAAGAACGTTCATGCCTTCGTTCGAGGATGTTTAATTTCTACTGAAAACGACTTTAATAAAAGTCTGGATATAGCTCATGATGTAAGCTATAATCCTTATAGATTTGATTATTTTTATTTTAAATCAAGTCTTGAGCCTGTATATGAGGCTCGATTAGCAATATTAAACCCAAATAGTATGAAAATAATATGTCGAGAGTAAAGAACAAGCAGAATAATCTTGAAACATTGATCAAGCATTGTAAAGAGAATAGAGAAATTTTTGAAGCATATGCATCATATTCTCCTGTAGAAAAAGTGAAATTACGAAATCAGATAGCGAATATTGGTATTGAGATGACACCTAGTGAACTAGATGAACTGATTCAATTGGCGTATGAATGCTTAGATCATTGAAAAATTATTTGAAGATTAATATAAATATTTAAACAATACAAAAACATAAATGCTTAGATCATTAATTCTTGCAACTGACAAGAATGGGCTTATAGGTAAAGATAATGCATTACCTTGGAATCTACCTGAAGATTTAAAGATATTTAAATCTTTGACGTTGAACAATACTGTTTTGATGGGTAGGAAGACATGGCAATCATTACCTGTAAGACCATTAAAAGATAGATGTAATATTGTTATATCTAGGGATTATTCTGATTTCCCTGAATCTTTGACACATCCTGAAAGAGAGTGTTATCTTTTTTCTGCTATAGAACATGGTTTAGATTTTGCAGAAAAGTTAGGTTGCCAGGAATGTTTTATTATTGGTGGTAAACAGATATATGAATACATTTTGGAAACTAGGTTATATGACAAAGTATATCATTCTGTTGTTCTTGGAGAATATACTGGTGATACTTCAATTGACATTAGTGCTTTTGATGATCTACTATTGGCTAATGAAGTAGATAAAGGGGATTTTGTGTTTAGAGAATTAGTTATGTAATTTTGTAAAATTACATATTTTTGTTTTTATCCATCGGCGGCGAGAAAACCCCTACTTTCGTAGAAAGTTTGGGTCGGTACTCCGACCCAAACCTCTTTAGGGTAGTGGGATGAGAGCCGCCGATGGATAAAGCACCTATCTCTTAGTTTTAACTATTTTTATAAATCAACAAAACAGAAGAATTTTCTTTTCTAGTGTTTAAAGCTTCTTCTAAATTATTGCTTTGATTACGAAAACCTTTATTCCAAAACAACATTATGCTTGCATCAGTCGAAGTTTGAGCAGCAATATCTCCTTTTCCTTTGAGGTGTTCAAGAGCTTTATCTATAAGAATAGAAGCGATTCCTTGTCTTCGATAATCCTCTTGAACGTGAGTCTCGACAACACTGTATTTCCACCATTGAGAATTAGGATTTACTATCCTTAAAATACCGCCATTTGTGGTATATTCATATTCTTCAGAAAAACTAGAATGCTTTCTTATAGGTGTTGATATCTGTACATCAGTGTTATTTTCTACTAGCATCCATTGATTAAAATTCATAGTGTGTCCAATAAATGTTCTTTGCCTATTAGTTTAAAATAATCTTCAAAATCTTCCATTAGAAATTTTTTCTTGTTAGGGAGATATTTCTTGTAAAGTTTTACTACAAATTTCTCGACAATATCAGGATCAATATCGTTAATTTTACCTAAAGCTGCTCTTGTCATAAACTTACTTATTCCTGTGAACATTGCTCCACGAATAAATCGATCACCAACAAATAGAACATCATCTTCCCCGGTTCTCACTAGAGCTTTTATTACTCTTGGATCTTCAAAGAAATAATTCATATTTTTAGCATTAAAAGGATTTTTCGATGCGATTTCATAAATTTTATTTGCAGTATCAGCTATATCAGAATCGGTTAAAATGAGGTTAGGGTATGTTCCTGCAAAAACATCCATCAAATGATTAAGATTAAATATTTGTAAATTACTTAAGAACATTTTTTTGTCAAAATACTCTAATTCATCCTTGGAAATTTTATAAAAACCAGTTTTTGTAGCTGTTTTTATTCTGGTTCTAAAGTAAGATTTCAGGAGCTTGTTTTTTAACAGAACAAGCTCTTTTTTATTTAAAGGCTCTCCGTTTGTTATATATTGATTAATTAGATCATCAAAATTATTATCGATTAAGTATTTAAATTGAGAATCTGTTAAATCATGACCTCGTCCAATATATTTGCTTTTTTCTTCATAACTCAATTCTTTCACAAAATACTCAAGATCTTCTATGTGTTCACCTAATTTTTCTTTATCTAGTTTTTCTTGTTCATCATGTTCTATATGCTTAAATATTTCTTTCGGAATTCCTTTTGATACTAGATGTGAAATGTAAGCTTCTGAATCGGACCCGAACTGAGCAATATTACCTGTATCATTATTACTATCAGTTAAACTCCATCCATTTTCGGTACTATCTACAACTACAACATGTAATGGATCTTGTTTACTTCTATTTCTATCAAACACAAAATAGAATGTACTAGCTTGTATATCTCGATAGCTTTGCCACATTGTATTCCCTGGTTTACTAATACAAAAGCTGTATCCTGTTCCATATTGAATGCATTTATCTCTACCGTGAGCTTCATAAACATCAATATTATTCTTACTGAAAATAGGTTTACCTTTTACTGGAACTCCGTCATTGACATCTTTATTAGCATCTCTGTTAATAAAATTTTCTCTTTCTTCAATTGCATGTATTTTTTCGGTTAAACCAATCCAGTTAATAGGCTTGTTTTCTAAAAAGGCTCCTCGCTTTGTTATTTGAACCATTGGTATTTTTTTGTTTTTTACATATTCAATATATCGCCCTATTTCTGTTCGGATTTGGCTTAATGCTATTTTTTCATATATATGAAAATAAGCAATAATTGGCATGAATTTCGGTTCGGGAGAGATACTTTGTATTTGTTGGAATATATTTTGATCACCATTAACCATTTTCAAGGTCTGATCTTGAAGTTGCCCTTCAATTATGTAAAATAGCCATTTGGAAAAATTCATTTTATCTCTCTACTTTTATTTATATAGGTTCCCCTATGCATTATTGTTCTTTAGACTTAGAAACTACTTCTCTTAATCCCTGGATAGGTCAAATACTTGAAATTGGGGCAATTATCGATGATCTACAAGATTCTCGTCCTCTTGACACACTCCCTACTTATCACAAATATCTACTTGAAGAAGATAATAGGATCAAAGGTGAAATATTTGCATTATCGATGAATACAGACACTATTTTAGCGATGAGAGATGCTATAGGTACTGATATGGTTATCTCTCCTAAAGAGTTAGCTGAAAGTTTCGGGAAATGGCTTGATGAGAATAATATAGAAAAAGTAGTATTTGCAGGTAAAAACTTTGGTATGTTCGACTCTAAATTTCTAGATATGATTTATGATTGGAAAGATATTAATGCTTCTCATAGAGCATTAGACGTTGGTTCCATGTATGTTACTAAAGATGATAAAGATGTTCCTAATCTGTCGACATGTTTAGAAAGAGCAGGATTACCTAGTGTGGTGACACATCATGCAGTAGAAGATGCAATGCAAGTAGTTCGATTAATCAGACATAAACTTCTGTGAACTACCCCGACCCTAAAGAGGTAGGGGCTTCCTGCTTCACTCACAATTGCTTTATTTCCAATTAAGGATACAAGTCTAATATCATGTCCACAGGCTTTTTACTTCAGGCGGTTCCCGCCTTGAAGATTTGATCCTAACTAAAGGATCGTTTTTGTGTTTGCCATTTGGTTATCATAGCAAATATATTATAGTAACATATTGTAGTAACATATTGTTAAAAAACAAGTTTAATTATGTTTTTTTTAATTGGCGGCTCTCATCCCACTACCCTAAAGAGGTTTGGGTCGGAGTACCGACCCAAACTTTCTACGAAAGTAGGGGTTTTCTCGCCGCCGATGGATAAAAGTTTTTTCAATAAATAAACTATAATAAAGCAAGGTAAAATCGCCTTGCTTTATTATAGGTTTCATAATGTTAGGTTTAAGTAATTATAAGGTAGGTATTTTAGGTGATGGAGTTATTGATCAATACCTCCAAGTAGAGTTTAATCGGGTTTCTCCCGAAAATCCAATACCTGTTTATCTTAACCAAAATGATATTATAGAAACCTATCCAGGTGGTGCAGCAAATGTGGCATATCTTCTAAAACCTTGGAATAAAAACAACTATTACATAGGACCTTGTAATATTGAATTTAAAGATGTGTTAGAAGATTTTGATATTGATTATCAATTTAGCAAAATTAAAAAAATACAAATACCTAAGAAGATTAGGTTATCTGACGGAAAGGTTCCTTTTTGTAGAATTGATCATGAAAAACCTATTGTTTATACCTTAGGTATATCAAATTTTATTCATTATGAAAAATTCATTGACTATAAATTCGATGCTTTAATAATATCAGATTACAACAAAGGGTTTCTTAATGATGTAGAAGTAGTTATGAAAATGAAATGCTTGAAGGTGGTAGATCCTAAAAAAGGTCCATTAGAGAAGTGGAAAGGTTGTGACATCTTCAAACCTAATCATAAAGAAGCTTATGAATTGACGGGAGAAACCGATAAAGAAAAGCAATGTAGAGTAATCAAGAGAAAAACTAGATGTGAACATGTAGTAGTGACATCTGGGGCAGGATCTATCTACGGATTGAACAAAAAAGAATATTTTGAATTTGAAACTAAACAAATCAGTAAAGTGCAAAGCGTCACTGGTTGTGGTGATCTTTTCGTTGGTGTTTTAACCGTAGCTTATTTGCAAGGTAATTCAATCGTAGAATCTGCAAAGATGGCAAACAATGTTTGTAGGCAATATGTCCAAAAAGATCAAAAACCAGTTTATCCTTGTGAAATTTCAGGAAAACTAATTAAGCCAGAATTATTAAAAGATAGGGATTTCACTTTAGCATATCAAAATGGTTGTTTTGATTTAATCACACCAGGGCATTTACATTCTTTTAATTTTGCTAAAGAAAAAGCAGATAAATTAGTAATAGGGTTAAATTCTGACGAAAGTGTTAGAAGACAAAATAAAAATCATCCATTAATTAACAATCAAGAATATAGGATTGATATGTTAATGCAATTACCAATGGTTGATTATATTTGTTTATTCGAAGAAGACACACCTTTGGATTCAATTAAAAAAATAGCCCCTGATTGTTTAATCAAGGGCTCTGAATACACAAACCCAATTGGATCTGAACTTATAAAATATTATCCTGTTCCTATGTACAAGAACTATTCTAGTTCTGAATTAATTAACAGGATTAAAACTAGCTAGCTTTGCAGCAAATGCAATTACAATCTTTGCATTCTTCTGGGCATTCTACGCCTTCTGCACACAAGCAGTTTTCACATCCTTCTGGACAGACGACGTTTTCAGAAATAACACATCCGTTTTCGTCACAATTTTTGTCATTACAACCGACAAAAGTTAAACATGCAACAGTCAATGTTGCCATAATAATTTTATTCATAATTTTCTCCATGGTTGTATTTATTTATCAATATTAGTTTGAGTTTTAGATATATTTTCACTTACTTGAGGATATGTTTAGTAAAATAGCCAAGAAAAAAATTAAGGGCAAATGCTGTATTTGCGAGATAGAAAATTATTCTATATTGGATTGTCACCGATTAGATCCAGGAAGTAAATATACCGATTGGGGTACGATTGTAGTTTGTTCTAATTGCCATAGAAAAATTCACAATGAAGAAATATTGGTATTAAGCAAAAATCGATCTACAATGGGTGAAGTATTAACTTTTAAAATTGCTGGTGAATCTCAAGAAATAATGAAAGAATGTTAGTAAATAGTAATATAAACTAACTTAAGGTGAATTTTATGATAATTAAATTTAGTGAATGGATGTTGCAAAAAGAAGCAATTGGAACTGATGTAAAGTCGAGGGTAAAGACTGCTATTGCTCAACAATCCAATATGCCTGGAGTTACAGCACAAGAAATAGCTCAAAAGGAATTAAAGAAAGCATCACAGGAAGTTAATAACGATCCTAATGCTTCTATAGCAACTGCTGTTGAAATTGGTATGGCTAAAGATAAAGCGCAAGGAAAAGAATCGAAAAATACTACTTTAAGAAGATAAATGTATACTTTATATAATAAAAAGAATGACAAATATTTAGTTCATCCTCATTACGGAAAATGGATAACAGAAGAAAAGAAAGAATGTGAAGAAATGCTGAAATATTTAGAAGAGTATATTATTTCTAGTAAATATTCTACAATTTCTATAGAGGATTTCGAAATAGTTGATTATGATAAACAAAAATAATGTTTATTAACTATAGATAAATTAGAGTTTAGATTTTGTACTATCATGGAGGAACAAAATGCGTACACTAAGTTTTATGATTGGATTTACAATAACTTTTTTTGCTGTAGTTGCATCAGCAAATGTTTTATTTAATCCTATTAGAGAAGCTAGATTAGCTAAAACAGAAAATAAAATTACTGTAAAGCCTGAAAAGGATAATATGAACGATAGTTTGAATCCTAATCAATCTTCAAGTTTACAAAGAAAGCCTAAAGTAAATAATTTTTATGATTTAGGTTCTGCTCAACCTATAGCTAGGTATAATTGTCCAGATACTAATAAACCAAATATTAGATATATCCAGCCAAATACTCAGTATATTCAACCTCAAACAAGGTATGTAGCCCCTAACACTAATACAACTTGTTATCCAAGTGTTACATCTAATTGTTACCCTAAATATAATTATTGCAATACTTACAGAACTGTAAGAAGCAATTACTGCAATAATTATGGTTACAGATACTATAATAGATGTGGTTGGAATTTTCCTATCCTTAGAGGTTTAAGAAATTTCTTTTGGAGATAATTCTTGAAAAGAACTAATTTACGAAAACTCCAATTTTTTAATTGGAGTTTTTTATGTTAAACACGGGACATAATTTAGAAATAGCAGCTAAATTTACGAATAGTATCCAGAATCGATGGATGGCATATGGTCTTTGGTATTCTTTGGTAAAAATTCTTCCAAATTCAAAGATTATTTTTGTAATTGACAATAGTTATGTGAATATGGATTGTTTTAATTGGGTTAATAAATTTAATATACAAATATCTAAAAAACCTGAAAATTTTGATTATTTACATAATGCGACTACTTTAGCAGTAAGACACTATCACGATAATTTATTAGGTCCAAGTGGTTCTAAAACAGAAGATATGACATGTTTAGTTGACTATAAAGAAGGGGTTGGAGATTTTAATAGTTCTGTATGGCTAAATAGTAACAAAGCACCTTTTGCATTTACTAAAAAAATTAAAAAAAGTTGTAATACTGTAAATGAACATGCCACATTAAAAATGTGGAGTCAATGTGAAAAGTATTATAACTTATTATGATGATTTTCATCAAGGAGTTAACATGAGAGATTTCTATTTTGACGGTGAAGAAAATGAAAATGAAAATGAATTTGATGAAATGATCAATGAAGCAATGGAATCATTGGTATCTGTTGATTATGTTTATATGCAAGGAACTAGAAATTCTGAATTATTAGAATATTCGATAAGATTATGCGAGAAAAGCATTTTTTGGTGTTTTAGATCAGAAGATTATAAGTTAAATAAAGTTGTTGATACTTTCTTTATATTAAAGGATCTCTTCTCAGAAGAAGAAAATGAAAAATAATTTAAACAATAGAGGTGTATTATTCCTACTTACGACTTAGAATGTAAAAAGTGCAATTCAGAATATGAATACTTTACAGTATCCTTCATAGAAGGAAGCCCTAATTTAAAAGCCGCAAAATGTGATAAATGTGGTTCTAAAAAGAAAAATTTACTCATCAGTAAGCCTAATTTTAATTTTAGTAATCCTGTTGATACTGACCGCTGGAATAGTGGTGATAAAGGTCATGATTATCGATATCACCATGGAATTGATAAAAAAGGTGGTATACGAGATCAACGTAAAAAAGCAGAAGAAGAATCTCATATGGGTCCAACCCCTTATGGAAAAATTAAATTAGATGATTAAATATTGATTTAAAAAAAGAAATGCATTATTATTAGCCTCTATTAGTTTTGAATAAACCATCTTGACTTTAGAGGGAATAATAGATGCCAACCAAAAATAACCATCTTTCGAAAATTTCTGCAAAATTCGATAAAGACAAATACAGTTTAATTCATCAAGAAATAACTTTTGATGAATACATGGATCAACTTTATCAAAATCCTAAATTAGCAAGAACTGCCTATCAATACATTTATGATATGGTTGTTTCTAAAGGCTACTCAACAGTAGAAGAATTGAGAAATAAATATAATGATTATCATTTTTTCTCGGATTCTGATATTCCAATTGTTGGTATCAAGCCTACACTTCATGCTTTAGTCGAGTTTTTCAAAGGTGCAGCAGGTGGATTTGGACCTGAAAAACGTTTTCTTCTCCTTCATGGACCTGTTGGATCAGCAAAATCTACTATCTGTCGATTGTTAAAGAAAGGGTTAGAAAAATATAGTCTAACGGATGAAGGTGCATGGTACACTTTTAAGTGGGTTAATCTTTCAACAGAATCTATTTATATTCATGACCAAGATGAATCTCCAATGAAACAAGATCCTCTTTGTTTGGTTCCTAAAGAAAATGGGGCTAGACAATCAATTTTAGATGATTTAAACAAAATACTTCTTGAACAAACTGATAAAAAATTAAGAACAACTCAATATAAATTGATTTGTAATAATGACTTAGATCCAAGGTCTAAGAAGTTCATGTCTATGCTTCTAAAGCACTATGATGGAGATTGGGGCAAAGTTATATCTAATCACATTAGAATCGTTAGGAAGACGCATAGCGAAGCTGACAGGGTAGGTATTGCCACTTTCCAACCTAAAGACGAAAAAAATCAAGATAGTTCGGAATTAACAGGTGATATTAATTGGAGTAAACTATCTCACTATGGATCAGACTCTGATCCACGAGGTTTTGATTTCGATGGAGAATTCTGCTGTGCCAATCGAGGCATGTTTGAATTAATTGAAGTTCTTAAATTAGCAAAAGAATTTCTTTATGATATTTTGGGTGCTTCTCAAGAACAAAGTATCAAACCTAAGAAGTTCCCGCAAATTTCTTTAGATACCGTATTGTGTGGTCATTCCAATTCTCCAGAATTTGAAAAACTAAAGGCTGATGTGACAATGGAAGCATTAAGGGACAGAACATTTAAAATTGATGTTCCTTATTTATTGAAATGGTCAGATGAACTACAAGTTCTTGATAGTTATTACGGAAAAGATAAGGTTAAACAACATATAGCTCCACACACATTGGAAATTGCTTCTTTGTGGAGTGTCATGACAAGATACGATGACGATCATACTGGTAAGATTGATTTGGTTACTAAAGCTAAATTATATGATGGTCGAAATGTTCATGGTTATACACAAGATTCAGTCCGTGAACTCATGGATACCTCACCAGAAGAAGGTATGGCTGGTGGTATGAGTTGTAGGTACACTCAAGACAAAATAAGCGGGTGTTTATCCAGTCGTCATGATTACATCAATCCTTTTATGGTCTTGAATGCTATTAAAAAAGGAATTGATAATCAATCATTAATTAACGACAAAGAGGCTAAAAAACATTATAATAAGTGTGTAGATTTAGCTAGGAAGGAACTTGATGAGATTTTGAAGAAGGAAGTCCAAAGAGCACTTGTAGGTGATGAAGATGCAATTGTTAGGTTGTGTTCTAATTATATTGACAATGTTAGTGCTTATATTGATGGAGTAAGAGTTATTAATCCTATTACAGAAGAAGAACAAGATCCTGATGAAAATCTCATGAGGTCTATTGAGGAAAAGATTGGCATCCCTTCCACTGGTGTAGATCAGTTTCGACGTTCGATTGCAGCATTCATTGGAAATCTTTCTATGAAGAAGAAAGATTTTACTTGGAAGAGTAATGAAGAGTTAAAGAAGGCTTTAGAGAAAAAATTATATGAAGATACTAAGAATACGATTAATCTATCTTCATTACACAAAAACGCATCTTCTGTAGTCGATAAAGATATACAAGAGAAAATCGATACTATTAAGTCGAGATTAATTAAAGATTATGGGTATAATGAACAGTCAGCAACAGATGTATTAGACTATGTTTCGTCAATATCAGCCCGTGGTGACGTTGAAGATGATGAATCTTAATTTATAATATGGAGTCAGCAAATTGACCAGAAGAATTGATGAAGACCGATCTAGTTTTAATGACATTTATTCAGGAAAAGTTAAAAAGAAAATCAAGGAATGGATTGGTAGTGGAGAGATAGTCGGAAAAACAGGCAAGGATGGTAAAATAATTGTTAAAGCTAATAGAATTAGAATACCTTTTATAGTAAAGGGAGATTCTGGTAATGGAGTAGGAGTTGGAAAAGGAGAAGAAGGTCAGATCGTAGCCAAAGAACCCAAACCAGGGGAAGGTAAGCCTAACAAGGTAGGAGAAGGTAGTGGTGATGGTGTAGAAATTGAAGTAGATGTTAATTATGTATTAGATCTTCTACAAGAAGAATTAGATTTGCCTAATCTAAAACATAAAGTGTCTGATACTTTCGAAGATACAAAAATAAAGTATAATTCTGTATCGAAAACAGGTCCTGAGTCATTAAGACATACTAGGAAAACACTTCGTCAAACAATGAAACGTCAGTGTGCAACTGGTTCTATAGACAAGAAGTATAAAATACCAGGATGTAATGAAGATATAAAACTACTATTGCCTATCAATTCTGATAAAAGATACAGGCAGTGGAATGAAATAAAAATACCTTCAAGTAAGGCTGTTATCTTTTTTGCTAGAGATGGATCTTATTCGATGGATGAAGAAAAGTGTGATATAATTAGTGACTTGTGTTGGTGGATCAGTGCTTGGGTTTCTCGTTTTTATGAAAAAACAGAAAAGTGTTATATTTGGCACGACTATACAGCTAGAGAGGTTGATGAAGCTACTTTTTATAAATTAAGAAAAGGTGGTGGCACTTTATGTTCTTCGTCTTTAGACCTTGTTTCTAAGCAGCTAGAGAATAGATACAATCCATTACAATGGAATATTTACTTGTTTTATTTTACTGATGGAGAGAATACACCTTCTGACAATCCTCAATTTATTAATATATTGAAGGGAAGATTAGGTCCAGAAATTGTTAACTTGGTGGGTGTTTGTCAGGTTAAGCCTTCAAGATATTTAGGTAGCATAAAGAATGTTTTAGATATTGAAGAAAAAGTAGAAAGTTTCGGTAATTTAATTACATCCAGTATTGATGGGTTTTCTTCAGTAGAAGAATTGGATATGCTTAAGAAAAATGTTATAATGGATTTCTTAGGAAAGAAAAATGTCTAAATTTATACAAAGCAATGAAATACTTTATGGGGACCAAACTTCTCCCAGAACACCAATACCCGAAGAATTAAATGTTTTATTACCAGAAATATTTCAAGCAGTAAAAGATTTTGGTTGTGATTATTTTCCTTCCATTGTTGAAATGCTCAAATATGATGAAATGAGCGAAATTGCTGCTTATGGTGGTTTTCCGAGTCGATATCCTCATTGGAAATGGGGAATGGAATATGAGGCTATACAAAAACGATACACTTATGGTGGTGGAAAAATATTTGAACTTGTCATAAATTCCGTACCATGCTACATATATTGCATGTCATCTAATACATTATTAGATAACGTAACTGTTGTAGCTCATGCTCTAGGTCATAGTTGTTTTTTCAAGAATAACATCTTTTTTGAAAAAACATCTAAAAATATGATTAACACCATGGCTAATCATGGTTCTAGAATCAGACAATATATGGCTCGTTGGGGTAGAAATAAAGTAACAGAATTCCTAGATGATGTACTAAGAATAGAAACTCTTATCGATCCTGCTAAAGCCTGGGAAAAAAGAAAAATCTCTAATCTTCAATTAAAAGACAAACGAGAATATAAGCATCCTAACAGATTGAAATATCGTGAAGATCATGAATACATGGATGAATACATAAATCCGAGTAATTGGATTAATAAGCAAAAGACAAATATCGAAAGATACGAAGCTGCAAATCAAATTGGAGCTTTTTTCAAGCCTACTAAAGACATCATGGGATTCCTTAAAGATAATGCACCTTTAGAAACATGGCAAAGTGATATTATGTCAATGTTACATGAAGAGGCATTATACTTTGCTCCTCAAAGAGCAACCAAGACCATAAACGAGGGTTATGCATGTGTCCATAAGGATACATTAATGTGTACTAACAAAGGGATTTTAACTGCTGAAGAGATTGTTGACAAGAATTTAGAAGTGGAAATCTTTGACGGAAAAGAAAAGCAAAATATTGTTAATTGGTTCAAGTTCGATGATAGAAAACGATTCAAGGTTATAACTAAAAAGGGTTATGTTTTAATAGGAAGTGATAATCATAGAATATTGGATAGTAACGGTAACTGGGTAGAATTGAAAGATGTTTCACGAGGTTTAAAGATTAATTTAATCGATAGTGGGTCACTTTGGAATAATCGAACTCAAAAAATTAAGTGGCAATCAGGAGATAAAAAATTCATCAGTGTGACAAATGATGTTGCTGAGTTAATTGGTTTTATGCTTGGTAGCGGTCGTTTGATAAAGAAAACAAAAGATATTATACTTAAAAGTAAAGACAAGAATGTTATTAATAAATGTGTTAAAACTATTAAGGATGATTTTGGTTTAGAAGTTTCTAAAAATAGTGGCGATACTTGGAAAGCTACTATAGACTCTCCCAAATTAACAGAATTGATTGGTTTATCTTATCTTAAAGAAAGGGTTGTTCCGACAGAGATTTTAAAATCTCCAAAATCTGTTGTTTCTGCGTTTTTATCGTCTTATTTTGATTCCAAAGGACGTGCCTGCCAAGATAGAATTGTACTTATTGATTCAAGTGAAAAATTAATACGTCAAATACAATCCATATTATTAAATTACAAAATATTTTCTACAGTAAACCCAAAAGATAAAAGTAATTATTGTTTAGGTATTTTTGGAGAATCCTTAAAAAGATTTTACCGAGAGATAGGTTTTAACAATAAAGAAAAACAAATAATTTTATGTAAATCTATTTTTAATCATCCTTGGTTTTGTGAAGAAGATACCAAAGATTCTGTTTTGTCGGTAGAAGAAATAGAATCAGGTGAAGTTTACGACTTTTCGGTAGAAAATTCTCATAAGTATTCTGCACAAGGTTTTACTAATCATAATTCTTGGGTTGATTATAATATAATCGCCAAACAGGGCTATGCTTCTTTGGGTCAAGAATATGATAGTTCAGGTATTATTGATTACGCTAAACATAAAATGATGGTACTTGGAGGAAAATACAGTCTTAATCCTTACAAAGTTGGTTTTGATATATTGTCAGATATTGAAGATCGTTGGAATAAAGGCAAATTTGGCACTGAGTGGAATGAATGTGATAATTTAAAACAAAGACAAGATTGGGATAAACAATTAGGTTTGGGTAAAGAGAAGGTTTTTGAAGTAAGAAAATTTTATGATGATGTTACTGTTATTATGGAATATCTGACTCCAGAAATAATAGAAAAGAATGAATTGTTTTTATGGAAAAAATACCCTAATGGTGATTATGTTATAGAATCTAAAGATCCTAAAGTGATTAGAAAATCTATGATAGAAAAACATATAAATGGAGGCTTGCCAGAAATTAATTTAGTAGATTACAACCATAGAAATAATAATATTCTTTTGTTAGAACATACTTATGATGGAACACCTTTGAATGACAAATACACCAGACCAGTATTACAATCAATACGAAAAATGTGGAAAAAAGATGTCTATCTACTGACTAGAAACAGGGATCATGAGTTTATGTACAAGTGTGAGGGTACCAAAGGTCATATTACGGTTGTCGAGCAATCTGATTACGTTGAAGATAACTACAATTAAAAGCTTGAAATGTCTTGATTTTTCTGTTAAATTAAAAAATCTTACGCTATAGGTTAATTCATGGCTCCATCTAAAAAAGATGATATAACACAATTAATTAGTGATATACATAATCATCAAGTAAATTATCACACTCGTGAAATTTATCTTCATTCACCTCATATGAATTTTGATGAAGAGCCAGGGGTTGACTATAGAATGGCGACTAATTTCTACAAGAACCTTCATATTTTAGAACACCAATCTAAAAAACCAATTATTGTTCATATGCATTCTATTGGTGGTTGTTGGTCAGATGGAGTTGCGATATATGATTCAATAGCTAATTGTAGTTGTCATGTGGTTGTAATAGCATATGCTCAAGCAGCCTCAATGTCTGCTATAATCCTTCAGGCGGCTGATCTAAGGCTTATGACACCTAACTGTGAGTTCATGATTCATTATGGTCATACGGGCTTCAGTGGCACCTCTATCGAAGTTTCGTCAGCAGCACAAGCAGATGCAAGAGGTAGAAGATTAATGCTTGATATTTTAGCTACAAAAGCTATAGATGGTGAAATTTGCAAAAGCAAAAATTACTCGATGTCTAGGACGAGATCTTTCATTGATAGAAAAATGAAAGATAAATCTGATTGGTATTTAAATTCTCAAGAGTCTATTGAATATGGATTTGCCGATAGTATTTATGGTGCTGGGGATTTTCTGAATTATGAAGACCTTTTAAATTATTTTTTCGAGTAATAATATGTACAAACCTTTCGACCAAAAGACGCATGACAAATATGACGACAAAGCAAAGCGAGTAGCTGTTGGGTTTTTAGAATCATTAAGATCTTCTGACATTAAAGAAAATACAGAGGAATCTACTCAGTTCAAGACCAAACAACAATCTGAATGGGTGATAACTGATCTTTTTGCTAAGAATAAATATCTTGGTGGAGATATTAGAATTGATGTAGAAGTCAAGAATAATTGGAGATATGATCCATATAATAATAAATGCTGGAATGGAATTGCTCATAAATATAAATGGGACACTATACATATACCTAGAAGGAAGATTGACAAACCAAAAAAATGCATCCAACCTACTCATTTTTTGATGTTTGGTGGTGATTATAAAAGAGCAGCACTTTTTTCTAGGAAAGGTATACTTTCGAGTGAGCAAGTTTGGAAAAGCTGTTGGAATTCACCTATTGATAAGAATACAGGATTTAAAGCTAAAGAACCTTTCTGTAGTGTCCCTATTAATAAAGATTGTATTCTTTGGTTTTATTTCGAAAAAGGTAAATGGAAGAATGTCAAGTTCGACCAAGATTATTACTCTAAATTAAATGGTGAAACATGAATGAAGTAGAATTATTTCTTTCTGATGAATTCGAAAAATACTCAATGAGGTTAAAAGGTTATTCTGACAAATTGAAGGAAATTAAAACTTCAGAAGAATCTGAAATTAATCGAATCAAAGAAGAATTTAAGATCAAGAAAAATGAAATCATGCAAGAAGCAGGAAAAGTTCATGATGCTTGGGAAAAATACAAAAAAATGAAATTGACAACTGAATAGTTACTGTTTATTATTTGCAATCTTCTCCATATTATTCCTTTTATTCAGGAGAAGGTTGCTTTTTTTTGGACTTCAAGATGCACATAGATTCTCTCATTAAAAAAGAAGTTGGGTTTGAACACCTTCATCTTCACAGTCATTTCTCTGTATTAGACGGGTATGGATACCCTGAAGAATATGCAAAAAAAGCTATAAGTCAGAATCAAAGATTTTTAACTATTACAGATCATGGATCTTTAGGCTCTATACCTAGACAGATTCAAGCGTGTGATATTTATGGTACAAAACCTATATTTGGAATAGAGTTATACGTAAATCCTTTACAACCAATAGATATTCCAAAATCGGAATTTGGTAGTTATCTGAAGTCTTTGAATGAATATGATCAAATGATTTTCAAGAAATCATTTCATCTTTTAGCAATTGCTTATAATGAGGTTGGTTATAAAAATCTAATTAATCTCTCATCAGAGGGATATACAAAGGGGTTTTATAAAAAACCAAGAGTCAATCACGATCAATTGAGGCAGTACAAAGAAGGTATTACTTTCTCTTCATGTTGTTACATTGGTGAGATAGGACAGGCTTTTGATAGAGAAGGACCTGATGCTGCCAATGATATGGTTGAAAAGTATATTGATTTATTTGGTAAGGATAATTTTGTTTTAGAATTTATGTTATTAGATTTTGAAAAACAAAAACCTTACGATGAATTTATTATGGAGGCTCATCAAAGACATGGATTAGAGCTAATTGTAACTAATGACTGTCATTACCCTGATGAATCAGATAGTACCATGCAGCAATTGATGTTGATGAGTCGTTCAGGCAAAACGATTAGTCAAGTTGAAGAATTACAAAGTCAAAATGTAGAGTTGTTTGAATTACAGGATAAAAACTTATGGATGAAAAATGAGTTGGAATTAAATCAGAAGTGGTATTCTGATTATAGAGAAATAATTCCTTACGAGTTGTTTGAGACTGCTAAATTAAATACGGTTAAATTGTGTGAGAAATCGGCAGGAGTTGAACTAGATAGATCTCTTAAATTACCAGAAATACCTGATGCTAAGACAGTATTAATTAATGCGGTACAGAAGGGTGTAAAAGAACGTCGTATACCACTCGATAAGTTATATCGTGATCGAATTACGGAAGAGATAGACTTGATTGACAGAAAGGGTTTTTGTAGTTATTTTTTGATTCAAAAAATGATGGTAGATGAAGCTAGGAGAGTTATGTCTACATTTTACAATTCTAAAAATACAAGTTTAGCCACAGGTCCAGGCCGAGGATGTTTATCTCCAAATTCATATATTATTACTGATGATGGAACAAAACCTATAGAAAAAGTACAAGAAGGTGATTTTGTTTTAAATCGTGACGGAAAATTTAGAAAAGTAATAAAGAAGTTTAAGTATGAAGTGAAAGAAGATTTATTAAATATAAAAACATATTATGGAGATAATAGAGGTTTGGGATTAACTGCTGATCATATGATTTGGGCGGAAAAATCTACTAGACCGAATGGTTATGATTCTTGGAGTGAAGTAACTAAGAAACATGAAAAAAGTTGGAAGAAACCTAATGAAAAATTATCTTGGTTAAGAGCCGATAGTTTGAAAGAAGGTGATTGGATGTTTGTTCCTTATGTAAAATGTGACTTAAATGAAATAAAAACAATAGACTTGTCACAGTTTTGTAATGGAAGTAATTTAATTTGTGAGGGTGATTATGTTCTTCAAAAGTGGCTGAATCCTTTAACTGGTTCTGTAAGGTCTATTAAAAAAAATAATAAAGTAATTGATTTAGATAATGATTGGTGGAGGCTTCTAGGAAGATTTGCGGGAGATGGTTGGTGGAGATTAGATGGAAGATCAAGTGTTAGGTATTGTTTTCATTCCGAAGATAAAACAGGATTGAATTTATTGATAAGAAAACTAGATAATTTAAAAATTTCTGATTATACTATTAATAAACATAAAAACAAAAAATTAATTCAAGTTCACATCAACAATAAATTTATCCTAGAATTTCATAAATATTTCTTTGATTCTTACGAATGCACTTCCCAGACTAAGCATATACCTAGCTTGGTGTTTGAACAGAGTCAAATATCTAAAGAAATGTTTATAAGAGGATATTTAGGAGCAGATGGTCATGATGATTTGCATAAAATGAAATTTTCCACAACATCAGAATCTCTTGCTCATGGCTTAAGACTTCTTTTGTGGGGTTTGAAAATACCATCTAGTATTAATTTTAACAATAGACTAGATAAAAGAACCAATAAGAAATATGTAGAAATTACCGTCAATACTCCTAAAAATATTAAATTTGGATCTAATAGAGATTATGAACAAAATTATCATTGGATTCCAATTGAAGATGGAATAATGCAAAGAATTAGATCAATAGAAGTGTTAGGTAATGTAAGTGAAGTCTATGATTTAAAAGTGGATGGTTCTGAAGAGAATTTCTGCACTACATCTGGATTAGTTCACAATTCAGCCGTGGGATCACTTGTTTGTTATTGTTTAGGTATAACAAACGTTGATCCAATAGAACATGATTTGTTGTTCTCTAGATTTTTATCACCCGCTCGGGGTGGTAAACAAATGAAACTAAGGTTCTCTATTGATCCTATAGCTACTGAAGAAGAATTAGGTCTCTAACTAGGAAGAAGAATGCAGTTTGTTGTTTGTTCAAAAAGAGAAGCTACGGAATTTGAATCACAATCTATATGGTGTGGAATTCAAATCAACACATTTAAAGATGAATCTCATCCTAAAATATCAGCGGTTAAAAGATTAGATTTACTTCAAATAACATTCCCAGATGCTGATTCTACCGATTTTACATCAGAATCATTATCCGAATCGGAAATTAAAGAATTAAAACAAAATCTTTTCTCTCAAGAACATGCAGATAAAATAATAGACTTTTATCTTAAAAACAAAAATAATTGTGAAGTTTTGATGGTTCACCCATTGCGAGCCGGAAGCCCCTACCTCTTTAGGGTAGTGGGTA